CCTACTCTCATGTCACCTTGGTTCTTTGGATCTGCTTCTGGTATGTAAACTTTTTCGTATTGTTTCTCTTGTCCTGTTTGTGGATCTATATATGTGTAGCCAGGTCTTTGTGCTGCAAAGTCCGCGTATGCAACGTTATAAGTTGGTTGATAAATATCCGTTGGCCCTTGATCGAAAGCACCCATAGCTAAAGGTATACCAGCTGCTAAAGCAGAAATTTTTAATGGATCATATTTTGTTGGATCTCCTTTTTGCATTAACAATTTTTCCATCATGCTTCTTTCAACTTGTTTTTTTCCTTCACTCTTAGCTGCATCCATTGCAATTTTTTCTGCTATCGCTGCATCACCAGTTCCTGCAGCACTTAAAGCTGCTGGAGTTTGAGCTGCAAATAAAGATGTTACTGGTGTAAATGCAGATTGTGCTGCACTAAATCCAGGTACACCTAAAGCAGAACCTCCAGCTAAAACACCTTTACCACCATAGTATCCTGCTGCTGCGCCTGTAACTCCACCTAATAACCTTTGAATTCCTGAAGCCCCTGAGTCCTTGGCTCCTTTGTAACCTCTGTAACCACCGTAGGCTGCCATTGCGTAGGGTAAGAATTGTAACATTTAAATATTTTCTCCTTTAGATCTAAAAGGCTAATATTACCATTTTACTTGTCCTTTATCAACTCATCGCCAAATCTGCCTGTATAGGTGTGTTCTCCAACATGGCTGATTTCATCGTCAACATAGGCATAGCATTTACCACCAGTAGCTTTCCAAATCTTACAAAAGGCAAAATCCTCACCCATATAAGTCTTATCTTCTGGATTATGTAGGGTATCAAAGAAGTTCCACAACTCCTTTGTTTTCTGTAGTTTGCCGTTAATTAGTGTATCTTGATATATCTCTTTGTCTGGATAATGTTTCTTCATCTTCTCAAACACCTCTCTTTTAATCAACATAAATCCAGTAGGTGAGTGAGTTACCTCTATACAATTTTTTTCAATCTTAATATCATCTGCATCAGGTACACGCATAGGAAACCTGTAAAAGGCTTTTGTTTTTAAATCTTCAGTAGTTTTTATTCTGCCTTCCTCGATTACCTGTAGCCCTTTTTCCCAACACATGTCTTTCAATGGATATGGTACAGATATTACATCTTTATCTGCATCCAACAAATGTTGAAGACTATGTGGTTTAAATGCAATGTCTGAATCTATAAATAATAGATGTGTGCATTTAGTCTGTAAAAAAGCTGAGACACATAAATTTCTACCCTGTGTTACAAGTGATGATTTAAATAATTGAAACATTAAATTAATTTTATTATGCCAACAATATTTTTGTAATTCTAATACTGATTGAGTATAATGTATGCATACATCTGAGTGGCAAGGAGTGCCTACAAAAACAGAAAATTTATGTTGATTAGATTTACCTTCTTTTTTATCAAACCATATTGGTTCATGATTTAGCATTTAAAACTCCTTCTAAAAAATTAGTCCACTCTAAACTTCTTTTGTTCCAAGAGTAAAACTTTTTGTAAAAATCTTGTTGCATCTGCAGGTGTTCTTGACATTTATCATGATGTAAATATTCAACCACTGAATCTATCGCGTAAGCAAAACACTCAGACATGTTTTTATAGTTTGTATCATACTGAACATATACAGGCCATTCTGAACAAGTTTCAAACAAAGCTCCATAGTTAGTTGTAATCATGTGTAGACCAGCTCCTAATGCCTCTATAGCTGATATACATGATGTCTCTTCCCAATTATTTGAATATGGAAATATTTGATAATCAGTTATATGTTTACAAATATAATCATTACTGTGCCAACCTTTGTAATTTACATTTTTTAATTCAGCTGCTTGTGCATACAAAGGTTTATATGTATCATCATTATTATCCATAAACTCGTTACCATATATTTTTGTAGAAGAAAAAACATCAAGAGTTATGTTATCATTTTTAATCAACTGCATAGCACCAAGTATAACGTTTAAACCTCTCCAAGGAGTAGGATGAAAAATCATTTTTATTGGGTCACCTTTTTTATGTATTTTTCTTTCAGGAAAATTTTCTATGGCATTTTTTATTACTGTGCATTTTTCAGTAGGCACTTTGTAAACCAATCTAAATTTTTCGTAACACCAATGTGAGTTAAATACATACCAGTCATACTTTTTATGATTTTCTTTTTCTTTAAACCAAGGTGCAAGATTTGGTTGATCATAAGAATTTTGTTGCCAAAGAATATTAATTTTGTCTTTTGCTAAAGGTATTTTTTCAGGAACTGAGGTTGTAATTTGGAAGTTATCTAATAGTTTTGAATCAACATATTTTTCAAGAAACTTTACTTGTAGTTCAGTACCACCTATAGGATTCATTATTTGGTTTTACCAAATACTTGAAGAGATGCAACCTCAACTTTTAAGTCTTGTTGAAAATCATCCTCAGTGGTATCAGTGTTAGAATCAGCAACATCAGAATCAAAATGAGCTTTGCTTTCATAAACTTTTCCTGTTCTCTTATTTTTAATCGTTTCTACAACTTTAGCGTTATATACAGGAACTTTTTTTCCATCTATAATAGTATAATTTTCTTTATCGTCTGCCATTTAACGTCCTTGTCTGTTGTAGGGTTTATAATCTCTTTTTTCAGACTTTGAAAGACTTTTTTTATGTCTTCGCGGTCTTTTCTTTGGCTTTGGCCTAGGCGTGAAGTTTACAAATTTTTGCCTAGCCATTTTCCTGTGATCTATCTATTAAAGCATAACTTATTACACCAGTAACCACATTACTTACAGTAGCTTCCGCATTTATTGAGTCTCCTGCTTCTAAATTTAAAGTTGCACTTATAAAATTTTCAGAGCTATCGGAGGTCATTGTTTTTTGAAAAAAATTAAAAAGCACACCAGGAGCAGCAGCTTTTGCTATTCCTGCTTTTACAGCTACATCAGAATTGTGATCATTAGCAACTAATAAACTTTTTACAATAGCAACACCACTAGTTGGACATGTAAATAAAGTTTTTACACTTGTAGTATCTAGAGTAACAGTTTCATTTTTGTATTGTATTGTCATGACATAAAATAATTAAAGGTATCTTGTTCATTTTTCAAGTCCTGTTGAAATGATGTATTCAACTGTGTTTTAACTGTATCGAGTGATTGTATGATTTGTCTTTGATTTTCTGCCTCATATTTATCTTTAGGTTCTGGTATATATACAGTAATCTTAGCCATAATCGTGAAGACCTCCTGAACCTGAAGTTTGTTGTGGTGCTGAATACGATTGTGTTGATGCTGGTGCAGATCCACCTCCAGTATTACCTCTTGCTGCATCTTGTGCACTTACATTTGAAGATGGTCTTTGCGCCATTTGTTTTTGTATACCTCTAGCTTGTGCCATGTTTGCTATTGCTGCAGCATTTCTTGCATCAATACCACCATAACTTTTTGCATCAAAATAATCTGCTAGAGTTTTTGATCTAGCAAAATCTGTTTGTCTTATCTTATCATTTATTCCAGACAGACCCGACAATACTAAACCACCAATACCTATTGGATTTAAAGACATTCCCATTTTAGTAGATAGTTTGTTCATAATTAAATTCTTACCAAGGTCTTTCATTGTCCCCATACTCGATGCAGCATTATTTAACATACCTGAGATTCCACTATTGTCATTTGCTTGAGCAGGCATTTGACTCATTACAAAGTCTCTATATGTTGCAAAGTCGGGATAGGTTGCTTGTAAAGCTCTATTAGTACTGTATTCTTGAAACAACGCTTCTTCGTTCATTACCTCATACCATCCTGTGATACATCTGCTCTAAATGTTCCAAATCTCCAATTGTCATTTAGTGCAGAGTTTTCTATTTTTATATTAGCAAGTCTACCTCTTACTCTTGTATCTATTTTTGATGTTGCAGAATTTACAACAAAAGATATTGTAGTTGTATTACCTGCAATCGGGAAATCTTTGGTACCAAGTGTTATTGATACATTACCTGATAAATTTTTAAAATCAGGTAAAAATCTTCTTATGTTAAGAAGAAACTGACCATCACCCTCCACTGGTAAGTCAAAGTCTCCAGATTGTACAAAACAACTTATAGCTTCTTCTGTACCGTTTAGATTAATTTTATTTACACCTCTTTCATGTTCAAAATAAGTTGTGGATCCAAATTTATTTGTTGCACCTTGTATTGTTGGAAATTGAGGTATAGTTGTTGAATCATACTCTGTTGCATAAGGGTTTGCATATGTTACAGAATCTGCATAAGTTGTTCTAGCTAATGACATTGTTGCCCAAGTATTTTCTACATAATTATAAGTAACAGTTCTATCTATTTGTACAGATGGACCGGTAGTCGGTGTTCCTTTTGGATAAAACCATAATATTTCATTATACAAAGAGTTATGTGCACCAAATACAATTTGATTAGAAGCATAATTTATACCAAGATTATCTCCATCAGTTGTAAATACAAAGTCTTCAACTAATGATGGTAGTAGTTTAACTGTACCATCAAATACAAAAAACCCACCAGAGTTACCCATCCAAAATACTTTACCATCTGCATAAACAGCAGCGTGAGGTCCGATACATCCACAGTTTGTTCCTACTTGTCTTATTGAAAAAGTAAATGGTGGACCAACAAACTGCATTGTATATGCTGCTTGATCCGTTAGAATTAAAACATAGTCTTTACCATTTACAGCTGCAACAATTGTGTTTCCGGTGTCCAGTCTAAATGTTCCTGCAGTATTTGTAGATGTTGGATTATATAAATTAAAATTTTCTTGATCACTAAATCTTATAAACATTGGATCTTGTGAAGTATTATCACCTACAGTTGTTTCAGTTCCAAAATGAATAAAGTGTCTATCCCTATCTGATACGATAGTAGAAACAGATTTTGTTGGAGCGTTTGCCATCTCCGCACATCTGTTATTAAGTGGATTACTAACTCGTGGATCCCAAGTAAATGTTTTTCCGTTCCTAATTGTTGCAGTAAGTATTGCACCAAAATTATCAAGAGACCAATTGCCTGGATCAAGAATAACTGATGATGTTGTAGTTTGTTGTCCCCAACCTATAAAGTTTGTAATCTCAGTTACAGTTGCACCACTACTATGAGCTGCAGTTGATGTTCCTTGAGCACCTCTTGTAATACCTGTTAAATCATTTGAACTTACACCTGTGTATGTAATTATTTCTTGATCTACTAATATAGTTCCACCAGTCCCAGAAAAACCTGTTGCACTGTTTAATGTAATACTTGTTCCTACACCACCTGTTCCTGCAGTATTGTTTTGTAAAAGACCGTTTAAAGTATTTGTCAATGCGCCTGAAACATTTCCTCCCCATGTTCCCGTACCCCAACCATAACCATATGTTTGTATTGTTGGTCCTATTTCTACATAAGCTCTAATCGTTGCGGAACCAGCGGCAGTCATTCCTGTTCCTGTCTCACTTGATGCCATTGTAATTGTAAATGTATCTGCAGCAGCTGTTATTACTTCAAATGTTTGGTCAGTAAAATTAGCTGTGGTAAAACTTGTTGCACCACCTCCTGGTAAAGTAACAGACTCAAATAAAAAATAATCACCAGACACTAAACCATGTGCACTTTTGTTAACTGTTACAGTTGATTGACCATTGACAGATGTAAACGTAGCACCAGTTAATCCTGTCTCTAAAGGAGTTACATCATAAAAAGCATCTTCATAATAAATTAATAATACTTTTGATGTTCCAATAGCAGCGTACTTTCTTCCTTGTAAATCAGTCCAAGTATGTTGAGCACGTGCAGGACCTGCAATAGTTTTTTGTCCTATAGCAGCAAATCCACCAATTTTTTCTGGTTGTGCATATCTAAATCTAACAAAATCACCATCAATCCATCTACCTTCAGCTCCTGATGGTGTATCTGTTTTATCAAAACCTGGTAGTAATTTTACATTTGTAAGAGGCATACGGTATTTTACACCATGTTAAAGCTTCTTCCAAGTCGTTGGTGATGGCATGTTATGCTCAGATTTTATACCTTTTCTCATAGTTAAAAGTACATCTCCTGATATTGAAATACGTGGTTCTTCTTTTTTATTTATACCTGTTTCGTGAAAAAGCATTGATGGGAATATCACAATATTACCAGTTCTTGCAGGATACTCTGCTTTTGCAAAATTAATCTCATCCCACTTTTTAAAATATGGATCTCTTTTTGGTATATTCAAACCTACTTTATGTGCCTCATCATCAATAAAAAATAAGTTGCCTTGATCCTCAGCCTTTACATAATAAACAAAACTAAAGTGACTGGTCATGTGTCTATGATATGAGATAAATTGATCTTTAGTAGAATACGTGGCCCATGATTTTGTAATATATAATTCAAATAACTCTAGATCATAATGTAAACCATGAATTGCAGCAATTAATGCTTGAGCAATTTCATCATATAATAATTTAAATCTAGGATCTAAATGTAAATTGTCATCAATAGATTGTAAGTCTTTTGTTTTTATGTCCGTTGTCCGTGCATATTGAGAATTTGTTGCAGTAACAAGTTCAAGTATCGGTAATATTTTTTTATTTAATTTTTCAAAGTTTTGTATTTGGGAAATATAAATAGGATATCCAAACCACTTAGATATGTTAGTCATTTAATGTGCCTTTGGTATCAAACCAAATATAACTATTTACTTTAGATAATAAGTTTTCCATATCTTTATCTTTTACAATGTAAACAAATGTTTCAGTGCAATAGTCTTTTATAGCTTCATATCTATGATGTCCATCTAAAAGTGTTTTAT